CTATCGTCTTGCCATATCAGCAACTCGCTGTGCATCTTCTTTGATTACATCACTTGATAAAAGCCCTTTATACAAAAATACAGGTAGTCCATCTTCTACATCAGAATTGTGTAATGGTTTAAAGCCATCACGATATTCAAATATAGCTATTGGGAATTTATCACTATCAACGATAAAGAACCGTTTTTGCTTTACCACAATTTCTTTATCTAAAAACTCCTGCTTTAAGAGTCTTAAAAAAATACTCTCATTTGTTGATAACAAATTAAGTTCTCTTATTCGATCTGCATCAGTTGCATACATTACTTTTAATGCTTGTCGTTGGTTATATGAATATGTCCTTTGTGTAGGTTTAATTTCTTTCTCTTGGTTTTTTGGCGTTGTTTTACGACCAAACCAAAATCCTATCCCCAATCCAATAAATAAGAAAATAAATGCTGTCATTTCGAGTTCTATATAGGTGGTTTAAATGAATCAAATTGTATTTGAAGACAAACAAGGTTTTACACAAGCTGCCTTTAATGAAGTAACTCGAATCGTATCACAACATGGCGCTTCTGTACTTGAATGCTTAGCTCCTGCTTTTAATACACAACAATGTTTAGAACATTTGGCTTTTGTCGCTTCCGAATATGCATACGACTATTCATACATTGATGCTCATTTAGAAACATTCAAAAAAGCAAATAGTGAATTTCAAGATGTTTTTGGGGGAGAATAAAAAATGATCAATACATGTAAAAACACGGCAGAAAGCACCCCCTTTTATAAGATGGGGGTAACGAATTCTCGCATGGCATCTGAAGAGTTCACTTTCCCAAGAAATTTGGATAATCAGAAGTTAATCAAAACTGAAGATGGTGTATTGCCAGTTTTACATTCTGTTCCATGCGATATTCATGGCATAGCTGCTGTTGATTGGGTGACTTTTAGTTTTGGTCAAGAAACCTTTGGCGAAAAATATGCATTCCTTGAACCAGAGGAAGTTGACGAATCGCTTACTGAAGCGATTGAAACATGGCTAGATCAGATTCTTTTTGAAATCTTCGGCTTTGGACTTGCCGTTAAACGTGATAAAGGTATGCATTTCCATACTTGCTCATATGAATTACAAGATAATTTAGGCATGGTGTTATACGGTCATGCAAATAAGAAAATTTCAGTACAAATCAACGGTACTGGTTGTGCCTTAGCTCGTAAAGGTTGGGAATCACAACTTTATAAATTCTTAATGCGTGGATGTAAACGTCCTAAGCTTAATAGAATTGACCTTGCTCATGATGATTTCGAAGGCAATCACTTAACAGTTGATTTAGCTGATTCATGGGACAATATTGATGGTTTCTGGTGTGGTGGTCGTGAACCTAATGTAGAGCATAAAGGTGCTTGGAAGCGTCCAAACGGTAAAGGTAGAACCCTCAATATTGGCAACCGTGATAGCGGTAAATTCTGCCGTATCTATGAACGTGGCAAAAAGGAAGGTGATGTACTAAGCCTTTGGACACGTGCAGAGGTCGAATTTAAAGGTTCTGACCGTTTCATCCCTTTTGATGTTTTACTCAATCCAAGCTCATATTTCATTGGGGCTTACCCATGTTTTGAATGGCTTGCTAAAGAGCTTACTCAAGAAATGATTTCACCAAAAAAACCTGAAATCGTTAAGAAGCAATCAATAATTAATTTCAATAAATCAATCGAAATCATGAAACATCAGTTCGGCAAATATATCCGTCAATTCTCAAAAATCATTGCAAGTGATGAACTGGTGGCAATGCTTTCATCTTCTAAAGATGAAGTACCAAAACGACTTAAGTTTTCTCATGCTGCTGTGATGCAGTCATTACGAATCAATCAACCTATTCAATCGTTAAATGAAGACTACTCATTATTCGTGGGTGTCTCTTTAGTTAATCAAACTCAATATAAGGATTTTATCAATGCAATTTAAAACTGAACTGATCATCTTGGGGGCTAAGTCATCTAAAGGTGACTTTAATGGTAAACCATACGATTCGACTACTGTTTTTTATCAAGCGGATTTGCAATCAGGAGAAAATTTTGTAGGTCAGGTGGGTGAATCAATTAAATGGGGTACATCGTTCAATTTTGAGCGTATTAAGCATCTGTCTTACCCATTTACTTGCACTGCCACAATGGAGCAAGTATCTAACGGTAAATCATCAGTTTTGATCTTGGTTGATCTTGATTTAAGTAAGTTACAGCAATCTACATCTTCAAAAATTGCTTAGGCTATTTTTACTAAATGTGATGTTTTATAGATACCACTGGCTTTTGGGGGCGTAAGCGCAAGCCAGTGGCTCTAATTGGGGATTTTTGAAATGGCATATGTTTGTTCAGAGTTACAACTAATTGACAACGTTCAGACATGTGTTTCATGGGTTGAGCAGGTAACACTACTTGAACAACTCGCAATAACTAAGGCGCAAATGGTGATGTTGGGGACACCTATTGTGGGGATTTACGGCTTAATCATTGCGTTTTCTATTTTTAATAACTTTGCCAAGAGGGCTTAGACATGAAACAAAATCAACTTGCAGTACAAGAAAAACGTGGCGTTTTAACTTTACGTAACGTTTCAACTTATGGTTTGGGGGCAACAATTGGCGGAGCACTAGCTCTTTCACCTGCTGCTAATGCTGCGTCTTCACTTGATTTCACTGGTGCATCTGGTGAGCTAGACGGTGTTAAAACTGCTGTAGTCGGTATTATCGGTGTTTTAGTGACATTGATCGGTATCGGTATTGCTTGGTCTTACTTCAAGCGTACTGCTAAATAAAATAATTTCCCAAAGTGCCCCAGTTTTTGGGGCATTTTTCTTGGAGGCTGTATGGAAGAACAAGCGTCAATAATTTACTGGATTCCACTGGTGGTCACATGGGTAGCATTACATCTTATTGCGTCAAAGTTATAAAAGATAACTTTAAATTATTAACATGGCTTCAAATCTTCATTATAGCCATTACACCTAACTTCATTTTCTTTCAATCAGCTAATGCAACTACTGTTTCAGGCGATGGTTGGTCTGTGTCTAAAGCTTTAGTTCAGGGGGCAACAACAACATATAACGGTGCCAAAACTGTTGTTCTAAATGGTATTTCTTATACAGCAAATGGTGTTGCTAAAGTTACGCCTACGGCTGGTCAAGTCAGTAAAATGATTGTTCGAACTGGTGCAGTTGCTGCTGTAACTGTTGCTATTCAAGAATTAATTGGCGCTGTTGATTATGTAATGGACCCTGCGAATAATCGTGTTATTTATCATGGTTATGGTTATGCTATTCCTAATGTTGATAATCTTTGTGATTATATTATTTCTGGCGCTGGTTATCCTTCTAACCCTAAACGTACTTGTCTTTCTATTGTTTCAGATGGTACAAATTCTTCGGGCGCTCCTTGTTTAAAGGCTTATGCTGATATTTCTCCTTGGGGTCAAGTATCTGCTAAAGTTTGTACTCCAGCTATTGTTATTGAAGAGGATAAATATCTAGCATATGACACTGTAGCAGCTAAAGTCATTTCCAATGCTGAAGCTGAAAATGCAGATGCAAAATCCTATGTTTCATCTGTTGCAGATACTGCACTTGATAATGATGAACAAAGACAAATTGTTCCTGCATCTGATGTCACACAGCAACTTAACAACTCACAAGCGATTCCAACCAATGGTACTGGAACAGGTACTGCAACTCCTACTACTGGAACGGGTACAGGAACGGGTACAGGTGATCCGACTGCACAACCACAGCCTTATGATATAACAATCAATTTCCCGATTTTTTGTAACTGGGCGCCAACTATCTGTCAGGCTGCTCAAGCAGGCATTAATTATGTAGCTTCATACACTAAAGACGTTGATGCATTAAAAAAAGAATATGGAGATAACCCAAAGTTTGATGATAAACCGCTTGAATTTGATAAAGACCCTGCAACTCCAGATACTACAATATCATTTGGTGGTGGTTGTCCGGCACCTTTGAACGCCCCTTATTCTTTTATGGGAATTTCTGGTTCTATTGAGATTCCGTTTACTCCATTTTGCAAAATTGCAGAAGTTTCTAAACCTGTAATTATTGCAGTTTCGGCCTATTTTGCTGCTCTTATTATTGGCGGAATTAGAAGTGGGGATGCTTGATTATGTGGTCTAAACTCGTCTTTATTCTTTCATCATTACAGTCAGGTGCACTTAAACGAATTTTAGGTGGTGCGGGTATTTATCTAGCTTCTAGTGCAATTTTTATCACAGCTTTTGGTGCTGCTGTAAATACATTAAGAAGTTCAGTTTCTGGTATATCTGCGGATGTTTTAGCTTTGGCGCATTTAGCTGGCTTTGATGTAGCAATGACTATTGTTTTAAGTGCTGTTGTAACGCGCTTATCTCTCAATTCTTCAAAACTTGTATTAAGAAAATCATCATAAGCAGCGGAACAACCGCAAGCGTCACCACGGCTCGCGTGTGCGCTGCGGTGTGTAGCTGCATTAAGGGGAAATTATTATGTTGCATCTTATAACTGGTACTCCAGGTGCGGGTAAAACTCTATATGCTGTATTTCTTATTGATAATTATGAAAAAGCAAATAAACGCGCACTTGAATTCAATGCCATAGCTTTAAAACAAAATAAAGAACTTATCGAAAAGAACAATTTGCAAGATTATTTTGCTTCATATACATACTTTTCTAAGATAACTAAAGAGTATGAAACACTTTGTTTTGAACCTGATTATTTTGATTATTTTGAAAAAAAGGAACGTAAAGAAACTATATTTTTAGATATTCAGTTTTACAACGGTATCCTTGCGAATATCAAAAATGATCTTAATCTTGAGTTAAAACAGCTTAAATCTGTACGTCATATTTACTCAAATATTGACGGTTTAAAAGTTGATTTTGTTCGACCAATGCAGGTTGACTGGCGTAAGTGTCCCGATGGCTCTATTGTCTTCTATGATGAAATTCAGCTTATTGATGTTTATTCAAATGATAACAAGCGAGATGACGAAGGCATTGTTAAATCTCTGACAATTCATAGACATCGTGCATTTGATATCTATGGTATTACGCAATTTCCTCGTCTTGTTCATCCGGGATTTCGTGATGTTGTCGGTCTTCATTATCACTTGCATCGGGGATGGGGTGCGCCTTCTGCAACGGTATATGTCTGGGCAAACTGTCGAGAAAAACCTAACTCTTTAGGTAATAAATTCACTGCTGAACGTGATTTCCGCTTCAATTATCCAAAGCGTTTGTATGAAATTTATGAATCTGCAACTGCGAACACAGTCAAGTTGCGTATTCCTCTTAAACTCTTTGCAATTTTGATTATTCCTGTTGTTGGGGTTTTTATGTTTGGCAATATGATCTTTGGTCATGGTCCAAATTTTTTAACAAGTATCTTTGGTGGATCTGAACAAACAAAAACTGTTAAACAGGCAAATCAAACACAGCCTACGGCTTCTGCAACTAAAGAGACTACTTCTCAGGATCAGACTGCATTTGTTCCAGAACTGGATTGTAGAAAAGCAGTTAATGTTGAAAAACCTAAATGTGTTAAATATTTTAATGATTTAACGAATAGTAATGCTTCTGTTACTTCGCGCGGTTATCAGGTTTCTTATAATCCCGATAAACCTTTTGATAACAATGAAATACAAGAAAATCTTCACTATGAAGTTACTGCAAAACCAGTCTTCTCCGGATGTGCCAAAATGAATGGTAAATATCAGGCATATACACAGCAAGGCACTAAATTAGACGTTTCTAAATCTGACTGTGAGCGTTTAATTAAAAACAACGATAGACCCTTTAATTATTTTGCTCAGCCTCGGACTGAGTCTGTGAGTACAGGAACATTAAATAATGTTCCTACGGAGCAGACACAGCCGAATAAACAACAGCAAGCTAATAATTACGTACAAGATGGTTTACAACGAAATCCCATTAATGGGGCAAATCAAATTTCTTCTCTTTGATTACAAAAACCGGCTCTTCGATGTGACGTTGCATTTCAAAGAAGTGTCTTCAGGGGAATTGAGACACATCGCGTAAACAAATGTTTTTTCCATGAATTTGGAGTGTCTCAAGGCGTAGTCTAGACACTTCGACAAACTGGCATAATCTTTAATTTCTGATATATTGTGTTCGTTGTGACTAGCTATCATGACAGCAAATTGCATAGTTTCCACTTAGGCTAACTATAAAAGCTTGCAAAGAAGAATAAACATGCAATTTGCCCTTTGCACAATTAAAATCTCGACGGTATCCAAGCACTTAGATGCTGAATAAACAAGCTAAGATTGTGCAATTGTGCTTTTAATTTGGGGAAATGATGAATTACTTAGGTATTGATGTTTCTAAGGAAAAAATAGATTGTTGTTTATTTATAAATGGTATTTCAGGTAAAGGGAAATCTAAAATATTTTCTAATTCTGAATCAGGGTTTATTAAACTAACTGATTGGTTAACCCATTTAAATATTAATTCAAATGATTTATTAGTAACACTAGAGGCTACTGGAATATATCATGAGAACCTTTGTTATTTTCTACATGATTTAAAAATCAATATTGCTATATCAAATCCAATGCGTACCCGTCGTTTTGCTCAGGGTATGTCCATATTAAATAAAACTGATAAGGTTGATAGCGAGGTTCTTGCAAAATACGGGGCTTTAGCCCCAATTAAATATTGGAAGCCTGATTCTAAGAATTTTAGAGAGTTGCGTGATCTAATGATCAGACGTGATGCTTTATCTACTGATCTTGTTCGTGAAAGTAATAGGCTTGAAAAGTCTACTTTTACCAAAACTTCACTACATGTTATATCGATGATTAAGGAGAGTATCGATAACTTACAAACTCGTATTAATCATATAGATGTCATAATAAATGAATTAATTAAAAATGATTCTGAATTAACCGATGAGATGAGTTTATTAATTTCAATACCTGCGATTGGCCAACGCACTGCTTTGCAAATGCTTACTTTATTTCACGGTAAGGATTTTGATAATGCTGGAGCTGCTGCTGCATATGTCGGATTAGTTCCAATACAAAAACAATCAGGTACTTCTGTTCGAGGTGCGACACGCATTTCTAAATCTGGCTCTTCTCGTATTCGAGCTGCGTTATACATGGCTGCTATTGTTGCAATAAGATTTAACCCTCACTCTAAAGTACTTTATGACAGGCTTCTTAAAAATGGTAAATCCAAGATGTCTGCACTTTGTGCGGTCATGAGAAAGCTTGTGTATTTATGCTATGGCGTTTTAAAGAATAAGACACCTTATCAACCCGATTATGCTTAA